TTAGTCCTCTAAAAAAAAGCGAACCTCGGGCGGAATTCCGATTCGCAAATAATAGCTTTTTACAGCTTCGTCATGATCCGGCAGGGTACCTGATGAAAGCAGCTTAACAGCAAAAAGATTGGCCTGACGTTCAAGCTTGCCCGGGCTGAAAAAGGAATGCTCCTCCAGGAAAAAACGGTTAATGCCCTTATGAAGACGGTCATGCCCCAGCTCATGCGCACAAACAAACCGCTGCCACTCGGCAGGAAGCCCATTATGAATGACGATAAATCTTCTTCTCAGCTTACGGTAATATAAACCCTTTGTACCCGTTCCCAGATCCATGAACCGGATATGAATACCCAGTGCCCGGGCCAGCTCGAACGGATTGTTGGTCTTATATTTTGTAATCAGATTATTAATTAGTTCATCCATATTGTTCACCCGCAGCATGTAAAAGTAAGTTATAGCCCTGATTAGTTGTTCATACCCGATTGATCAGGAGTATCCGGATAATGTTCGGGTTTCTTTCGTTTGTTCATCTGCTTTGCCTCCCAGAACAGGCCGGTCAGCACATCCTTAATCCGCTGTTTGTCTTCCTTGTTGAGCGGAATCCCGTCAAACATCAGCTCCCCGTCATCCTCCAGCATTTTGCGGAAATCCCGTTTATCCTTGCTTGTTGCCCAATCGGGAACCGGATTGTCATTGCCGCTGGTACCTTGCTCCGGCAGATAGCCTGCCTGGCCCATTAACTGATCATAGGATGCTCCTGTTGCATCTGCAATCTTGCGAAGTGTGGCCGGCTTGGGGACACCACGTAGTCCATTCTCAATGCGTGAAATTTGCGAGCCGCTTATGCCGGCCAAGGAAGCCAGCTGATTAATACTTAATCCCTTCGCTTCACGGATTTGCTTCAGATATCCTCCGAATGTATCAGTCATCGTAAACCACTCCTTATCACCTAAGTACACAAGCCTGTTGCTAATAATATAAACTATCGTTGCCAAAAGGTAAACAACAAAGTCTATTATATTGCCAAAAAGCAAGAAAGAGAGAGTATAACTCCTTTAATTGCCCGAATATGAACGAAAACGGGATTTTACGTTGGAATCCGAAGATGGTATATTATAGGAAAATACGAACAGAATACGAACAAGAAGAATTTTAGCATACTTTCCGGAAAATTGCTGCCGCTAACTGAAAAATCATTTATCCCCCAAAGGAGTGCATACAACTATGAACCTTTCTACCCTGCCTGAATTGGACCGCCGCCGGACACAGATCACTATAGAAAATATGCTGGAGAAGTACCGGATTTTTAAAACGGTGACTTTTGAAGCGAAGGAAGCAGGAATTACTTATTCATACACAGAGAGATTCCATGGCGCGACCAATAAGATTACTGACCAGACCGCAGCGATTGCGGCACACAACGTTGATGTGCCAGCTGCCCGAAGAGCCTACTGTGCTGCATTGGATAGTGTAGTGGACAGGTTAGCGCCCAGGGAGCAGCAGCTTGTACGTGAGCGTTATATGAGAAGAGATGAGGTGTACGATTACACTATATATAACCATGTGTTTGATCCGCCGGTCAGTAAGGACACTTACGTGAAGATACGGTCCAAAGCGTTCTATAAGATGGCACTTGCATTAGCTGATCTTGAGCTGCTCTCATTGGGCTCAGTGCTTAAGTCCGGTGCAGCCGTTAACAGTGGACCCGCCGAGAATGCAGAGCTGACCTTCCGGTAAGCCTACAGTATATGTATAGATTGCACCGTCTCTAGAGGCGGTGCTTTTTTTTTGTGCAGTCGGATCCCCGGCTTAAGATAAAAGCTGAGGATATTGCCGCCCGCTTTAAATCTCCCTGGAACCTCCCCGCGGCAGCCCAAAGCTATCCTGAAATCAGGTGGAATACCGGCTTCATGCTGAAATAATGGGAGTATGATTATAACATGGCAAATGAAGCAAAAAGACACCGCAGGAGCATGAATGCTCCGCTACAAGCCTTGCCGGTTAGCGGCTTAAGGGAAACTGAAGCGGTGAAATCTCTTTGATCAGAGGCCACATCTTGCAGCGGATATTATCCATTACCGGATAATATCCGTTTTTATTTCAGCAGACAGGAGGAATGAGCACACCGGCAATGCTTAACAGAAAAGGGTGACGAAAATGAAAATGGTACAACGGCTGCGCGAGCATATTACGGCGGCGCTGAAGTCCGCTTATCCGGAGCTGCCTCTGGATGTGGACGGGGAGAAGCCGCAGTCGGCCTACTTCAGGCTGGAGCTGATCTCGGCTGTCTACGACAGGCAGCGGGAAGGCAGATATATGGCAGTCTACAAGTTTGGCATCCGCTATGAACAAGGAGGTCTGCTGGACTCTGAGGAGCTGGCTGACGGTCTCTGTGAAGCGCTGGCTGTTCAGAGCCATGCTGACCCTGCCTTTCGTGTAATAAGGCAAGCCTGGGAAGCGGGAAAAGACAGCATCGGGCCAGTGTTCACAGTCGACTATATGCTCTATTTGCAGAAACAGGAGCAGGGGCAGGGACAGACAGAGGCGGTGCTTATGGGCCAGCTATCGGAAGGGGCGTACGTGAAATGAGTACGATTGAAGCGGAACCGGGCAGGTTCAGCAAAAAGCAGATTATGAGCTCAGCACTATTTTCAACGCAAGAAAAGGATGTGCTGGATATAGTACTGCAGGATGGTAATGGATACACGCTGGATGAGGCAAAGGAAGGTATTAAGCTTTTTTTAACTAAGGAGGTTATTTAATGGCTGGCGGAACATGGACAACACAAAATAAGGTACGGCCCGGGGTTTACGTGAATGTAGCCTCAAATAGAAGTATTACAGGTAAAATGGGAAACCGTGGTATTACTGCACTGGCGCTTTCGCTGCCTTGGGGGCAATCCGGAGCTATTGTAAAGCTCACTCCGCAGGATGATTTCAGCCGGCTGCTGGGCTATGACCTGACAGACACTGTACTGATTCCGGTAAGGGAAGCATTAAAGCGTGCCGGTACACTGCTGCTCTACCGCCTGAATGAAGGGGTTAAGGCAGGAGTGAGCAGTAACGGGCTGCAGGCAACAGCTAAGTTCGGCGGGGAGCGCGGAAATGATCTGACAGTGGTCATTGAGAAGAACATTGAAGATAATGCGCTTTTTGATGTAAAGACACTGCTTGGCAGGACCGAAGTGGATAAGCAGACAGTGGCTGGTGCAGCTGAACTAAAAGAAAATGAGTATTTGCTGTTTAAGGCCAACGGTCCGGAGGCGCTGACCCTGTCAGCCGGAATGCCTCTGACTGGCGGTGAGAATGGTACAGTAAATGGAGCACAGCACAGTGATTTTCTGGCTGCGCTTGAGGTTCAGGATTTCCAGACCGTCGGGCTGCTGTCACAGGATAATACACTGAAGGCCCTCTATACCTCTTATGTAAAACGTCTGCGGGATACAGAAGGTAAGAAGGTACAGGCTGTCCTGTCTGATTATGCTGCGGCTGATCATGAAGGCATTATCAGTGTGGCCAATGGTGTCGTGCTGGCCGACGGTACAGTGATTGATAAAACCACAGCGGTAGCCTGGGTGGCCGGTGCTGCGGCTGGTGCTGCTGTTAATGAGTCGCTAACCTACCAATCCTACGATGATGCGGTTGATGCCGATGTCCGGCTCAGCCATTCAGAAACGGTAGCGGCGCTGACAGAAGGTCAACTGCTCTTTACGTACAGCAGCGGCCGTGCGGTGGTCGAGCAGGATATCAACAGCTTCACCTCTTTTTCACCGGATAAGGGGAGAAATTTCTCCAAAAACCGTGTTGTGCGCGTGCTTGACGGGATTGCCGGTGACTTGAAGCGTATTTTTGAACAAAACTTTATTGGCAAGGTTGCCAACAATGAGGATGGCCGGGCATTGTTCTGGGCCCAGTGCGTCACCTATATGAATGATCTGCAGGCGCTGGGGGCTATCGACAGCTTCAATTCGCAGAGCGATATTGTGGTATCTGCGGGTGCGGACAGTGACAGTGTTGTTCTGGAGGTCGCAATGAAACCGGTGGATTCCGTGGAAAAAGTATATATGAAAGTGAAGGTGGTTTAAGATGGCGTTTCTAAAAGCTAGTGATACCCTCTCCGGCCAGGAAGGCCGCGCATATGCCAAGATCGGCTCCCAAGTGGAGGAAATGTTCTATGTGAAGACGCTCGAGGCGACAGTGGAAAAGCAGAAGGCTGAAGTGAAGACACTGGGCCGCCGCGGGGTGCAGCATAAAGCGACCGGATGGTCGGGAAGCGGGACCATGACGATTTTTTATATGACCAGCCGTTTCCGGCAGATGATGCTGGAATATATGAAAACAGGCGTCGACCAGTATTTCGATATTGAAGTCACCAATGAGGATCCGTCGTCCAGTGTAGGAGCCCAGCGGATTATTCTGAAGGGTGTCAATCTGGACAGCGTGATTATGGCCTCCCTGGATACCGAATCAGATGCGCTCGAGGAAGAGGTCAGCTTCACCTTTGAGGATGTAGAGCTGGCACAGTCCTTTAGCGCTCCGGCGGGCTCCAGCCTGTAAGAGAAGGACAGCTTTAATCAGACGTGAGCACGAACAGGCCCGGACGCAAGAGCAGGCGGCGGGTCTTTGCTTCGTCTGCACATTTATATTAGGAGGAAAGACAATGAGCGAATTGAGTATGTTTTTTGCGCAAAATGCAGCTTGTGATACAACAGAGGAGTTTGTGGTGTCCCAGCGTTTTAAGGATAAAGAAGGGACAGCGGTAGCCTGGAAGCTGCGCAGTATGACCGAGGATGAGAACCAGGATTGCCGTAAAGCCGCCACCCGTAAGGTGAAGGGGAAAAACGGCGCCTACACCTCTGAAATCGACCCTAACGATTACATGGCAAAGCTTATGACAGCTAGTGTCGTGCATCCTGATCTGAAAAATGCCGAGCTCCAGCGCTCATACGGGGTGATGGGCGCGGAGGCGCTGCTGCGGAAGATGCTGCTGCCCGGTGAATTTGCTGCGCTCGGTGAACGGGTGCAGGCGCTGAACGGCTTTGGTACAGATATGAACGAGCTGGTGGACGAAGTAAAAAACTGATTAACGGGGGCGACAGTGAGGCCAATCTGGCCTACTACGCTCTCCATGAGCTTCATATTTTGCCGCATGAGCTGATGAGGCTGTCTGCGCGTGAGCGGGCGGCCGTGTATGCGATGATTGCTGTACGGGTAGATAAGGAAAAACGTGAGCGCGCGCGCAGTAAGGGCAAGAAGCGATGAAGGGGGTGAAAGAATGGAGAATTCAAACGGGTCAATGAATAATGCGCTGGTTCCGGTAACCGCACTGACAGTCTGGCAAAATGTGAATGCCCAGTGGGAGCGGCTTAATCAAAACTTTAACCGCGCATCTTATTCGCTTAATGATCTGCAGATCATCCTGCAGCGGATCTATGAGGAGAAAAATAAATCCTTTATGGAAGGCTTCATACAGGCGCAGGAGGCGGCTTCCCGGCTCAATAACGAAGCAGAGCGGGCTAACTCTACGGATAGTGCAGATCAGACGGATAATGCCGGTCCGGCAAATGAGAAAACCGGATTTATGGGAAAAATCCAAAAAATGATGAAGGCACTGGATGTAAGCGGCTTTGAGCTGATTACCTATGTCGGTGAGAAAGCCGTAAGCTACATGATGAACAGACAGGATAAGGCAGCCGCCGGGGCAGCAGGAGCAGGAACCCCAAATGATGCTGGACCTGAACCTGTGGCTGATGCAGCCGGAGAATCAGCCAAGCAGGATAAGCCGGGCTTTCTGTCCAAGGCAAAGGATTCACTTGCGGCTATAGATCTTAGCGGTATTTTCGATAAGGTGAAGTCGCTCGGTGTTAAGGCTATTACTGCAAACGCATCTGAGGAAGATACGAAAAAGTGGGATCTCTTGCAAAGAAATATGGATGGGGCCGTAAAATCAATGGGAGAAAAAGCTATCGTTGCGCTCCGTCCTGTGCTGGATACGCTGAATAAGTTCTTTCAGTCTGAGCAGATGGTCTCAATGCTAACTATGGTAGCCAACGGGTTTCTAGTGATTGCTACGGTCATCGGGGCAGTGGTGGACTGGATCTTTTATATGATTGATGCCATACAGCAGAACTGGGATGTCGTTGCCCCGATTCTGGCTGCGATTGCTTTCGTGCTGCTGGCTGCCATGATTATTCAGGTATATGCGCTTGCCGCTGCCTGGCTGGTGGCTAACTGGCCTATTCTACTTATTGTTGCGGCTATTGGCTTACTTATCTACTGTCTACAGCAATCAGGTGTTTCTGTAGGCCAGGTGGTGGAATTTATTGCAGGGGCTTTCGGCTGGCTTAAGGCTTTTATCGAAAATATCGTAATCGCGCTCTACAACACCTTTATTGCCTTTGCCGATTTTTTCCGGAACCTGTTCATTGATCCCAAGTTTGCTGTAAGTAAGCTGTTCTATGATTTGGCGATGAATTTCCTCGGCTTTATTTATCAGATGGCGTTCGGGGCCGAGAATTTTGCAGGCGGCTTTGTGGGAGCAATGGTGGATGCTATCAACCTGGTTTTGAAGAAGGTTAAAGGGATGGCGGACAGTCTCAGCAAGCTGCCGGGCTTCAGTTTTTTGGCGGACTTTAAGCCTAATTACCTGGACCCGGAGAATAAGCATGTATTCAGTGACATAATTCTGAAAGCCAAAGATATGATCCCCAAGCCTACCTCAGACAAAGCGGTATACGACTCGGAGAAGAAGGATTATGTGGATTATGATAAGGCTGTTAAGGATGCCAGTCAAATGGGCAAGGATCTGGTGAGCAAGTTCGACACGAAGGTGAAATTTGCCCCGTCCGATGCTTCGAAATCAGCTGCCGGAGGCTCAGGTCTGCCAAGCACTGTCAACCGGGTCAATGAAGTGGGTTCGGTGAACGAGACCGTAGACATCTCCAGCGATGATCTGAAAATGCTGCGCGAGCTGGCGGAGCTTCAGGCGATTCAGAATTTTGTGGAGCTGACACCGACGGTACAGGTTACTACCGGTAACATCAATAATGCCGGAGACATCGACTCCATCATTACCAAGATCGGGCAGGTGCTGCAGGAGGAATTCGTCTCAACCGCCCAGGGGGTGTATACGTAACGTGGAGGAATACGGTTTTTTCTTAAGCTTCAATAATTATGAAGAGGTCATCCGGCTGCCGGTTAATCCGGAGATGCTGGAAATCAAAGAGTCGGGAGACGGCAAAAGCTATTCGATTATCGAGCTGGGCGAAATTAATGCAATTGCTTATCCGAAGCTGACGGAGCTTACGATAGAAAGCATGTTTCCGGCGCAGTGGTATCCGTTTGTCGTCTATCCGGCCAGTAAGGTTCAGGAAAAAGAAAGCCGGCTGCTTAAACCCTACGAATATGTGGCGATGATCAAACGGTGGATGGTCAGCCGCAGGCCTATACGGTTTGTTTTTACCGGGCTAAAACAGCTGGATAGTAGTGGAACGGGGCAGACTGGGACGATGGCAGACTGGCTTAAGGAGGCTGCAGACCGGGCTGCCCAGACCTTCACAGGCGATATGGGCATCAACATGCCGGTCAGCATCGAAAGCTTCACCTGGAAGCTGAGTGCCGGGAATTCCGGGGATATCGAATACACGCTGGCACTCAAAAAATATGTCTTCTATCAGGCGCTCGCAGTAAAGGCTGCCGGAAATGTGGTAAAGAAACAGCAGCAGCGGGCCAGTGAAAAGGCAGCGGCAGCCACCTATACGATTCAAGCCGGAGACTCGCTCTGGAGTATTGCCCAGAAAAAGCTTGGCAGCGGAAGCAAATATAAAGCCCTCCAGAAGCTTAACGGCATTTCCGACAGTGAGCTTAAGAAGCTGCAAACCGGCAGAGTCATCAAGCTGGCATAGGGGGAGGAAGCATGAAGCTGCTGGTGAAAAATAAAGACGGTCTGCTCTGGGATATTTCCGCTATAGCGGCCGACATCACCTGGAAGACCTCGCGTTCGGGCAAACCTGCGACACTTGAGATAACGCTTGTGGACAGCGGGATATATCAGCATCCCAGGTTCAGCATCGGGAACGGGGATATTGTACAGTTCAGCAAGGATGGCAGGGATATTTTTTACGGATTTGTGTTTACGATAGCGACCGGTGCAGACCGCGAGATCAAATTGACGGCGTACGACCAGATCCGCTATCTGCTGGGCAACGGAAGCTACGTGCTGCAGAATGTGACTGCAAATGAGGTGATCGCAAAAATAGCGCAGGATTACGGTTTGCAGACCGGTGTGCTTGATGAGGCGCAGTACAGGATACCGTCGCTTATAGAGGATAATAAAAAACTGCTCGATATCATTATGGGAGCCGTGGGCAGTGAGCTGCAGAACAGCGGACAGCTGCTGGCTTTTTATGATGATTTCGGGAAGCTGACACTGCGAAATATGCAGAGTATGCTGCTTAATGTCGTTTTGGGAGCAGGCCGCTACCTCTATGACTACTCGCTGAAGCGGAGCATCGATGAGGACACGTACAATTCTATTTTTTTGTATAGGGATAATGAGGGGACAGGCAAACGTGAATTCTATCCGGTTACGGACAAGGAGAATGTAGCACGCTGGGGGATATTGCAGCTGTATCAGAAGGCCGACGACAAGGCGGCTGTGGCGCAAATCCGGGAGAAGGCGGACAATCTGCTTAAGCTGCATAACCGGGAAAAGCTAAGTCTGACTGTTCAGGCAATCGGGGATATGCGCGTAAGAGCCGGAAACTTCATTTATGTGCTGCTGGATGAATTCGAGACTCAGCAGTTTCTCGTGGATGAATGCAGCCATAAAATTTCAGGCGGAGAACACACAATGTCCCTCACGATAAAGGTGGTGTAGGAACAGATGCTGGATATTATTAAAAAAGCGAGCCTCGGAGCCGTATCCAATACGAATCCGGTGGCTTTTTCTTATGGGCAGGTGACGGGGGCGGAGCCATTGCAGATTCAGGTGGATCAGCGGTTTGTGCTGTCAGGCGCCGCTCTGGTGCTGCCGGAAGCTGTTACAGAGTGCCGGATTGAGCTGGACGGAAGGCAGCTTCTGATCCGGCGGGGGCTTGAACCGGGTGACCGTGTGCTGCTCCTGCGGATGCAGGGCGGACAGAGCTATGTTGTGCTGGATCGGCTGGTGAACCTATGATTCCGGCTGTCGGCAGGTCAGGGCCGATCAAGGGGCTGCTTGAAGAGGAGGCACCGGGACAGAGTGTGATGAGCCCCAGTCTTACCTACCGGATGGACTGGGGCATGAAGCGGATTACCGGCACTGTTGATGCCTTGGAAGCCGTCAGACAGGCTGCCATCAAGGTGCTGCGGACGGAACGCTATGAGTTTCTGATCTACAGTGCGGATTACGGGACAGAGTGGAATCTGCTGCTCGGTAAGGACAGGCTGCTGGTCCGGGCGGAGCTGCAGCGGATTGTCAGTGAAGCACTGCTGCAGGATGAACGGATCCGCGGTCTGGAGCAGGCAGAGATTATTTTTAACGGGGATCAGGTGAGCTTCAATTGCACTGTAGTCACGTATTACGGCAATTTTGAGCTCAGAAAGGAGCTGATAGACAGTGTATGAGGATCAGACATATGAAGTACTGCTTGAACGTATGCTGGACAGGGTCCCGGAAGGGCTGGACAAGCGGGAAGGCAGCATTATTTATGATGCGCTTGCCCCGGCAGCAGCAGAAATGGCGCAGATGTATATTGAGCTGGATGTGAACATTAATCTGCACTTTGCGGACACTGCAGCCGGTGAGTATTTGGAGCGCAGCATTTCCTGGACTGGCATCAAAAGGGAGCCGGCGACGAAAGCCCAGCTTCGCGGGTTGTTCTACAATAGTGACGACGAATTAATGGATATTCCTCTGGGCACCAGGTTCTCTCTCGGGCTCTATAATTACACGGCGGCTGAAAGGCTCTCCCCGGGAGCGTTCCGGCTGGAAAGTGAGACCGCCGGAGCAGCCGGCAATCAGTATTCCGGCAGCTTGCTGCCGGTCGGCTTTATTCCTGAGCTTGCGCGCGGGATGATCGATTCGCTGCTTATTCCGGGTGAGGATGCTGAAGCTGATGAGACACTGCGCCGGCGGTATTTCGAATCTGCGAGACGACCGTCAACCAGCGGCAACAAATATCATTACATGGAATGGGCATCACAGATTGAAGGCGTAGGCGGCGCACGGGTCTTCCCGCTGTGGAACGGACCCAAAACGGTCAAGGTAATCATTGTCGATGCTGAGAAGAAGCCGGCCTCAGCTGTGCTGGTATCCCTGGTACAACAGCATATTGATCCTGCTCCGGGTCTAGGGGAAGGACAGGCTCCTGTAGGTGCGGTGGTGACAGTTGCCTCAGCCGCCGGTAAAACCATCACAGTCAGTGCAGCGGTTACCTTGGCTTCAGGCTATACGCTGCAGGCGGTGATCAATGCTTTTCAGGTCATGCTGGAGAGATACCGTATGGAAAAGGCCTTTGAAGCCTCGTATATCAGCCAGTCTGTCATCGGCGCTTTGCTGCTGGATACTGAGGGTGTAGTGGACTACAGCGGACTGAAGCTGAACGGCGGAACCGGCAATATTACGCTGGCAGAGAACGAAGTTCCCTTGTTCGCTAATGCTGTGCTGGAGGTGTAGCGGATGGGGTACCCGGAGCAGATCGATGTGTTCAAAGAAAAGCTTAATAAAAAAGCCAGTGGCGGCAGCTATGTCGTCGAAGAAAAGCTCATGCTCACAAGTGGGGTTTACAGCGGCCAGCTTACCCACGACAACATTAATAACCAGAGCATAACGGTATATACCGGATCACGCTTCAGCGGGACTGAGCTTCGAAATTTTTCGGTTTCTTTTCCGGATGAAGCGCCCTGGCGGCGGATCATTAAGATTTTTGCAGAGGTTCCAGAGGTATATGTGACCTATGAAACCCCGGGCGACACCGTGGAGGCGGATGATATCAACGTGCTGCAAACGGGGCTGACCGCCGCCCAGCGCGAGATTGAACGATATAAAAGTGCGGGACTGATCGACGGCGGATCTTTTAAAAGAGAGGTGTAACATGGCACAGACGATTCAAGTAAAACGCGGCACAAAAGCGGAGCTATCCACTTATGGCGTGCTGAAGGCCGGTGAAATAGGTTTCTGCACAGACACAAAAGAAGTCTACATCGGTGACGGCACTTCCAATTCGATGGTCGGACGGGCACTATCCGGCCCCGAAGCTTCACGTCCGGCGGCTGCTTCCGTGGGGCGCTTATATTATGTAACGAGCGGGACGAACAGCGGTTATTTGTATTTTGACGACGGGACAGCCTGGCGCAGGATTAATGCCCAGAAGCTGACAGACCTTACGGGAACGGCGGATGATATTGCCGATGGTACAACCTATGCGAAGGTGCTCAAGGCAGATATTACCTCAGGGCATGTCAATAAAGTCTCTGACGGAACGAATGTCAAAACAGCAGCGGAGATTAAGACTCATCTTGATGATGCCACAAAGCATCGTGTGATTAATGATTCAGGTACAGCCATTACAGACCTGTGGTCAGCGCAAAAGATCAGAAACGAGATTGAGCTGGCCAAGCATAATATCGAGCCACAGAGCTCGGTTAAAGATCAGAATCTGACAGCTCCGCCTGCTTCTCCTGCAGAAGGGGACCGATATATTATTCCTGCTGCCGCTACCGGCGCATGGACGGGAAAAGGCAGCCAGATTGCCGAGTACCAATCCGCAGCATGGGTCTACTACCCTCCGGCAGTAGGCTGGACCGCTTATGTGGACGATGAGCAGAAAATCTACAGCTGGAACGGCAGTGCCTGGGTTCGCACCGGCGGCACACTTCAGACCATTACTGCCGGCAGCGGTTTAACCGGCGGAGGACAGGCTGATTCAGTGACCCTAAACATCGGTGCCGGCAACGGCATCACAGTCACTGCCGATGCAATTGCGGTTACCGCAGGCAGAGGGATTACAGTAGATGCAAACGGCGTAGCGGCCAATATTGATGGAAGCAGTATTGTGTATGACACAGCTAACGGCAACAAGCTGATGGTGGCCAGCATAGACGGCGGCACATTCTAGGAGGCGGCAGAGATGGCACTGAAGACATTGATACAGATCCGCCGCGGGTTGGAGAGTGCCCTGGGTGTTCTTGCTGCGGGCGAGCTGGGCTACTGCACTGATTCCGGCAAGCTGTATATCGGAACAGGCAGCGTGAACATGCTGCTGGTCGCATCGCAGAGCACCGGTGACATGCTGAAAAGCATCTATGACACCAACAACAACGGTAAGGTCGATTATGCGCAGACAGCAGACAGCGTAGCCTGGTCCGGCATAGCAGGCAAGCCGGATGTGTTTCCGCCGGCGGGGCATACGCATGATTACATGCCCCAAGGCCCCGTCAGCTGGAATCAGCTCAAGGGGGTATAGCGATGGCTTACGGCGAGCATTTATACGGGACTATAAACTATTCATCCGATCGTTCTCTGCAGGAGGGCCCCGGGTTCACCCGGGCGGATCTGATGAAATACCTGCCTGAGTATTATCAGGGTGTCATTGAAATGGAAGAGCTTCAGGCCAGCAATGCCATAGAATGCGGACAGCTTCGCTATTCAATAGAAGATTCGGCATTACAGACGGATGTAGAATCGGCAACCTGGGGGCTGGCCCGCTGGGAGAATGTATTGGCCTTAACTACGGATAATACCAAATCCTATGCGACCCGCCGGGAGATGATCAAGGCGAAGCTGCGCGGAAGCGGAACGACTACACCGGAGATGATCCGGCGGACGGCATCCGCTTTTTCAGGCGGGGACGTAGAGGTTGTCGATGTACCCGGAGAGTACAGCTTTCAGGTAAGGTTCGTCGGAACCATGGGCATACCGGCCAACATGGCAGGTTTAATCCAGATCATCGAAGAGATCAAGCCGGCGCATCTGGCCTACGAGTTTGTGTACAGCTATACCTGGTGGGATTCGGTGAAGGCACTCACCTGGAGAGGTGCGCATGAGCGGACCTGGAACGAATTAAGAGTATACGAATAGGAGCGTGAATCATGAAAACTACAGGCAATCTGGGGCTGAAAAAGCCGGATGGAACAGACATTGTTGATATCTCGGATATCAACGGCAATATGGACATTTTGGATACTGCGGTAAAGGGCGCACAGGATCATGCAGCTGACGCAGTAAAACATATTACTTCCGCTGAACGCACCGCCTGGAATGCAAAAGCTTCTACTGCGGCGGCAACCGCCAGTGCAGCGGGCCTTATGGCAGCAGCTGACAAAGCGAAGCTGGACGGTGTAGCTGCCGGTGCGAACAATTATGCGCATCCGGCCACCCACCCGGCTACGATGATCACTGAGGATGCTACCCACCGCTTTGCTACAGACACAGAGAAAAGCACCTGGAATGCTAAAGCCAGCACCTCTGCTGCTACTTCAACTGTCGCGGGTTTGATGAGTGCCGCAGACAAGGCAAAGCTGGACGGTGTAGCCACAGGAGCCAATAATTACACCCACCCGAATCATACCGGGGATGTTACGAGCACTAGTGACGGGGTAACGGCTATTGCGGCTGGGGTTATTGTAGACGCTGACGTAAACAGTGCTGCCGCTATCGGCTGGGGAAAGATCAGTAAGACGGGCTCATCCCTCGCTGACCTTGTAACAAGATCTGCTGGAGACCTAAGCAGCGGAACGCTCGCTGCGGCAAGGCTTCCGGCAATTTCCGGAGACATTACCATGGCAGCCGGAGCAGGTACAGCTGTGATTACCGCTGGAGCTATCGTCAACGCAGACGTAAATGCATCAGCAGCAATTGATGCTTCAAAGATTGGGACAGGAGTTGTTTCCAATGCAGAGTTTGCGTATTTGGACGGTGTAACCAGCGCCATTCAGACTCAGCTTAATGCCAAGGAAACGCCGGCAGGTGCCCAGACAAAGGCAAATACAGCAGAGAGTAATGCTAAGTCGTACACGGATGCTAAAGCTTGGCAAAAGCGCAGGCTGACTGAAGATGACGGAACTACAATTAACATCAATGGACAAGACTTAAATAGTCTGCGCGCTACAGGCTGTTTTGTTGGAACAGGTCTTTACAACTCACCTGACGGCAGTTCGGCTACGAGTAACTGGTATTATGTTCAGGTTATGGCAATGAACACGAATGTATGGGTTAAACAGGTTGCTGTCAATTTATTCACTAACACGTTTGCTATGAGAACAGGTTCAGATAATAATGGAACTATAAGTTGGGGAGCTTGGAGTGCGGACCTTTTTCAATCTGTCGCTAATGGGAAAAGCAGTATCGCCTCCGCCATTAGCGGCAAGGGAGTAGCAGCAACAGGAAGCGATGATTTCGGGACATTGGCGGCTAAGATCGGGCAGATAAACACGGGCAGAAGATTTGCAAGTGGAGCTGTATCCATGGGCTGGACAGGAGCCATCTGGACAGCAAGTGTGTGGGGACTTGCTTTTACACCAAAAACGATTATAGCAATGGCTCCGATTAACGGTGATTTGATATCCATTTATGATGTAACGGGCAATTTATATAGCTGGGCTTCATCATCATTTAATGTAAACCTCTGGGCGCAATATGGGGGATCTAATACCGGTAACAATGATGTTAGTGTCTCAGGTGGAAGCTTTACTGTACAGATGTACAGATACTCAACAACTTATGGTGACTCAACCATGCGCTGGATTGCTTTTGAATAGGAGGAGAATACAGATGAATATAGGAAGAAGAATTTATTACGATAAAGTAACAGGAGATATTATCCAAGAGACAGGGGAGCGTTCTGGTGATGTTATCATCACAACAATTGACCAGGATTTTGTTTTCTGCAGCAAGCTTTCAGAACGAGTCCGTGAGACCGTCGGTTGCTTGGAACTGGAATTTGGTGACTATGCTGATGATTTCAGAGAAGGACAGTTGATACGGATTAACACCGCAGAACGGATTCCTCTCTTTAGTTACCCGGAGTTCAACAACAAGCCGGAAGAGATTATTCTGAACCGGATGGGGTCAGTTTGATAATCTAAGGATTTCTATTAAACATTAGAAAGGAGCGGGGGGATGGATAGCGACGATATTGCAAATTTGGAAAAGCTGCTGCCGCTTGCTGATAAATACGGGCTGGCCTATATAGTAGCTTTGGTGCTGCTGGTGATTTTTCTGGTGCTGCTGAGGTCGATTGTGAAGGGGAATCTGGTGCCGCGGGAGCTGCTGGAGCGTGCTGAGGATGACCGGGACCGGCTGCAGAATATACTCGACAAAGAACGTTCAGATTTTATGGCGCCAACTTTGGAGGTGCTGCAACGGCTGAAGGTTGACCACGCCGCCGAGGAAGTAAATGAGGAGAACAGGGGGAGATAGCGTGCTGAGCAAATGGGTTAAACGGCTATCTCCGCTGCATCGTGCCAAGGACAAGGAGCTTACACGGGCTACTAGCAGGGTGGCCCTATCCATCCACAGGTACAAAGACGTCTCGCAGGATATCCAACAGGAAATCAGGAACAATGGTTTTGCCGAATTTTTAATTTATGACCGGGAGGGAGAAGATGGGCACAATTGATGTTGTTTTAATAATGGCATATTCCGTATCGTTTATCTGTGCGCTGCTGCTGATGGCTGCGCTATTTTTATATTTCCGCCGGAGAATCCGGGCAAGGGTAATCAGCTTATTTATGCTGGCAGCATTCTTTTTCCTGGGAGCATATACCGTAAAAATGGCAGTAGCTTTCTGGCTCAGATTCAGCAGTGCAGCAGGCACAGATGCGGTGCTGGCGTCACTTCACTCCCGGGCTTGGGCATTTGCCCAGGCGGGCACAACTTTTGGCCTGATCATTCTTACAATGCTGATGTACACGAAGCGGCGGGACTTGTTCATTGTACTGTCAGATTTAAAAAAATGGAGGTAACCAGCATGCTGACACTGACTCAGATCAAAGCTAAATCAGCCCCCCGTCTAAAAGGTCTTCATCCGGCTGTGTCCGCCGCAGCGGATAAGCTGATTGAACGCTGTTACACATGCGGTGTACCGATTCTGATAACTCAGGGACTCCGCACCTTTGCTGAACAAGACAGGCTGTACGCCCAAGGACGTACCTCTCCGGGAAGCATAGTTACCAATGCAAAGGGCGGATACAGCTATCATAACTACGGGCTGGCAGTTGATTTCGCCCTGCTGCCAATGCATCCTGGGATATGAAGCGTGATAGCGACCGTGACGGGACGTCAGATTGGCAGGAGGTTGTGCAGCAGGCTAGAGCACTCGGCTTTGAGTGGGGAGGGACTGGAGCAGTTTCAAGGATTATCCACATTTTCAGCTGAGCTTTGGCCTGACAATTGGAGAACTGCTTGGAGGAGCCCGGCCGGCTACGTCTGCTGTTGAAGCAGCGAACAAGTTGATCAATTTACAAGAGCAGCAGGCCGTAAAGAGTATTACAACAGCTGTTGTAAACGTCAACGGGTGCAAAATTGCCGAGGGATATATAAAAGAAGGGGTAACCTATGTGCTGGTACGCGCTGTAGCGGAGGCGTTAGGGGCCAGTGTAGGTTTTAATGCTGCGACCCGGACGGTTGAAATTACAAGCAGCCGGTAGGCGAGAGGCCCTAGAGCACAAGAAGCTGATTACTGCTGAATTAGCAGAAACATTTATATGGAAGGAATGAGCTTATGGTACGCAGTGATATTTTGGATAATGTGATGGCCTTTGCGTCTGTACTCGCCGTCTTTGTTCTTGCGCTGGTACAGCTGATAAAAAACAATCTGAATCTCCCGCGTAATGCTATCCCGTTTGTAGGGCTTGCAATAGGCTTGTTGACCGGTGCTGCGGCATATCCGTTTACTGACCTGGACACAGTCCTCAGACTTTGGGCGGGCGGGCTTGCGGGCTTAGCTGCTACGGGTTTGTTTGAACTGGCGTTTAACAACCGCTCTCAGGGCAGTACTAGAGCATAG